CCATCTGGATGTCCGAGTTCTCCAAGAGCCCTCCCAGATTGAATGTGGTTTTCGTTATATCTTTGGACTTCCTTTCTCAAGGTCTCCATCTGATACATTCTACCATTTCTATTGCAGATATCTCCTTGAAGGAAAATACCCTCAATGAACATACTCTTTTTACCGTTCTTCTCTTCAACGATAAAATCAACTGTTTCGATTTCTTCTCTGATTAGTTTCATTGTCCTCAGGATCTTTGTACTTGTTGGATGTAAGCTTTACCAGTTCCACTCTCAGTCTTAACCGCAACCTTGAAAGACTTTCTCAGGATAGCAGTGTTAGGACTTTGGAGAACAGCGGTGACAGAGCTGGAGTCATAATCAACTTTGATTTGAGTACTAAACGACCCATCAAAGTTGGCTGTATTATTGACAAACGTCACAAGTTTATGATCGAAATCAAATGTTGATTGTCCGATAACTCTCAATGTAACGGCATCACCGACTTCAAATGCAGTTCCTGTACCTTCCTGGAATTGAAGGATTGTAGGATTACCAGTAGTAATTCCTACAACAGGCTGTGATCTCACAGGTCCGAGCGATACAGTTCCAGATCCCTGCAGACCAACGTAATAGTTTTCATTGGTTGCAGTAGGATTGGGTCCTGTAGCTACATACACACCCGCATCTTCAGCAAGGATCCTGACCGAATCAGACTGTTGCTGGAACGCAGACGTTTGAACGGATGACGTACTCGTTGTAACGGTACTATTAATCCCAACGGGCCTAACGTTTGACATTATGTTTCCATAGTTCTATAATACTTATTTATTATTCTTCTTCGTCGGCCTCTTCAACCTCTTCGTCAGCCTCGTCGTAAGAAGCTTCAACTTCATCAACTTCGTCTTCTACATCATCCTCAACCTCAGCAGTAGGATCGTCGAAGATAGAAGCAGCTACGTTAGGTCTGATTGCTTCGATGCTTTGAGCACTTTTAGCAAACAGAACGTCTTTGATTTTGTCACTGATTTGTGAAGCGTTTGCATCGTCAGTGACGAGCAAATCCATGAGTTCTTCCATAAAAATAGTTAGTTCTACAAAATGTATTTAGATTTCACCACCAGGGGGTCTGGATTTCTTAGGTTCCATACTAGGAGCTTCTGGGTCCTTAGGTGATGATGGTGCCTGAATTGCGTTGGCAGCTTGTTGTGGAGCTGGGGGTGGCAATGAAGGATTAGGAGCCATTGGTGCTCCAGTCATGGGATCCATCATTGAGTTAGGATCAGGAATGACACCATTCTCAATTTCCTTCTCAATCAATGCATCCTGTTCGATAATCTCTTCGTCAGTCTGACGGAGGATTTGTCTTCTTACATAGTCAGCAGAGTAATACTTACCGACATATGGTTCTGCAAGTTGTGCAAGGTTCAGTCTTTCAGTTGTAAGTTCTGCATCCTTGAGTTCTGCAAAGTGGTTATCATACAGGAAGTCATATTGAATATGATCAGCCATATACTCCCAGTCTTCAGGAGTGACCACATTTTTAAGAAGTAATTGGGTCTTCAACATGTCATTGAACATTGCTGAGAACCTTTTTCTCATTCTTCCTACAAACTTGGAGAATTTAATTTCGTCTCTCAAGATTTCAGAAGAACGGCCCAGCGAGAAACCACCTTCTCCTTCGATTCTAGTCTCAGGAACATTCAATGACCTGTAGAGTTTTCTCTGGAAGTAATTGATGTCAGTGATTTCACCAAGGTTCTGACCTCCGGGAAGTGTAGTAATCTCTGTACCACGACCACCTTCACGACGAGGGAGCCAGAAGTCTTCCATCATGGACATAAACTTCTTGTCATCTCTCATCTCACCAGTGTTTGCGTCATAGACCATCTTGTTTCTATAACGCATCATGACATCACGCAGGTATTGTTCTGCCTTAATCTTAGGAAGATTACCAACATCGATGTAGAAGATTCTTCTTTCTGGTGCTCTTGACAATCTGTAGATAACCAGTGAGTCCTCAATCATCATCAACTGATTGAGAGGTTTGATTGCCTTGTGCATCCAGGACAATGTAAGTCCTTTGTTTCTATC